GGCGGTAACTCTAGCGCAGGCGTTTCATCTGGCGGTGGTGCAGGTCAAACTGGTGTAACTGGAACACTTACTGGTAGTGCTGGTGCTCGTGGTCTTATCTGCGGTGGTGGCGGTGCAGTAGGAACAACAGGAACAGGCACAGGCGGTGCTGGTGGAACTGGTGATTTCTACGCTGGCGGAACTGGTACATCAGGAACAGGAACAGGTTTTGGCGGTGGGGGCGGCGGTGCTGGTTATACAGGCGCTGGCTCTAACGCATCCGCTAACAATGGCGGTAATGGTGGCTCAGGCGGAGGCGGTGGAGGCGGTGCCTCAACACTAGGTACTGCTGGCTCAGGCGGTAACGGCGTTGTTTATATTTACTACTAAGGAGTTCTAATGGCTATCAAATACGAATACAGTTCAGAGTGCTGCTCTCATTACTATATTGAAACTCGCAATAATGATGATGCTCAGGTAGTTACTAAGTGCAATATCTGCGGTCAGGGTGAGTATGTAGAAACCAATCGCACAGAGATTGAAAGTATTATTGAACCTGTTTATCAGGCTGTCGTTGAAGCTGAACCGGAAGATGTAGCTGTAGAATAAACTTATGAGAATAGCCGTATATACAATTGCTCTTAATGAAGAAAAGCACATTAAGAGATGGTATGAGTCAGCTAAAGATGCAGACTACCTACTAATAGCAGATACCGGTTCAACAGATAAGACGGTAGAACTTGCTGAGTCCTTAGGTATTAATGTTATAAAGATTAAGGTAGATCCTTGGCGCTTTGATGATGCTCGTAACGCATCCCTTGCTGCACTACCAGGATATATTGATTACTGCATAGCACTAGATATGGATGAGGTTCTAGTAAAAGGTTGGAAGAAAGATCTACCTAAAGCTCTAGAGGCTGGCGTTACTAGACCAATATATAATTATGTATATGGCTGGGATGAGAACGGTAAACCAGATTTAAACTTTGATGGTATTAAGATCCACGCCCGTAGAGGATATAGATGGAAGTATCCTATCCACGAGGCAGTATCTCCTTATAAGATTCCTGAGGTTAGAGCAAGAATAGATTTAACAATACATCACTTTCAAGATAAAGAAAAGTCTAGAGAGCAATACCTAGATATGCTTGAGATGGCAGTGGATGAAGATCCAAAATGTTCTCGTAGTCTTTACTACTTAGGTAGAGAGTATTACTACAAACAAAGATATTACGATTCATTACAAACTTTTAAAAGATACCTAGAGGAATCCACATTCAAAGCGGAGCGATCATACGCACTGCGAATGATGGCAAAGTGTGATCCTGATAATGCTGAGAAGCATTTAGAAGATTCAATAGCAGAGTGTACTAGTAGAGAATCAGTCCTAGCACTGGCTAATCATTACTATCAACAAATGAAATGGCCTGATTGTTTTAGAGTTGCAACAAGAGCATTAGGTATAACTGAGAAGCAAACAGATTTTATGGCTGAAGGTTGGGCTTGGGGACATATGGCTGATGACCTGTGCGCCATAGCAGCTTGGCAGTTAGGTGAGTTTAAGACTGCAATAGAACACGGTGAGAAGGCTTTAGCCTTTAGCCCAGATGATGAAAGATTACAGAACAACCTAAAACACTACAGAGAGAAGATAAATGAGCACTCTTAACGATATGGTGAGTGAGATAAAGTCTAACTTACAGGGCTATACCTTACGACAAGATCGTATTAGTTATGTAGCTAATGCTGCTGGTCTAACCACTACCAGCTCATCTATTACTATTGGCTCTGCTTCAAACCTTGCTAAAGGTACTATTGAAATTGATGATGAACTTATCTGGATTGATTCCTTTGATAAGGCAACCAATACTCTTAACGTAATACCAGGATTTGGTAGAGGCTATCAAGGCACTGCTCCATCACCTCATTCACAGTATGCTCAAGTTACTTTATCTCCTACCTTTCCAAGAATTTCAATTAAGAAAGCTATTAACGATACTATTAATGCTTTGTATCCTAATCTTTGGGCTATCTCTTCTTATACCTTTACCTTTAACGCATCGGTTACAACCTACGCCCTACCAGATGATGTTCAAGATGTGTTGTACATATCTTGGCAAACTACCGGATCAAGCCAAGAGTGGCTACCACTTAAAAAATGGCGTTTAGATAAAATGGCCAGTAGTGCAACTTTTAATAGTAATGCCACTTTAAATATTTATGACAATGTACAACCTGGTAGAACAGTTCAAGTTTGGTATACCACCACAGCTAATACATTAGATAACAATACTGATGACTTTGCTGATGTTACAGGATTGCCGCAATCTTGTCAGGATGTAGTAACTCTTGGTGCTTCTTTTAAATTACTATCATTCCTAGATTCAGGTCGTATCAATCTATCATCTGCTGAAGCAGATAATGCTGATACTAAAATCCCATCCACTGCTGGTGTTTCAGCTTCTCGTTACATCCTTGCTCTGTATCAACAGAGATTAAATGAAGAGGCGTTGAAGTTAAAAGACAAGTACCCGATCCGCATCCACTACCTACGTTAAGGAAGACTAATGGCAACCCGTTTATATAGCTCTATAAGTGTTGAGACGACACTAGCATCTAACATTAATAGCTCTGTTACATCAATGCAAGTAGCAACTGGAACCGCATCTACCTTACTTGGTGGAGTTACAATAGTAACAAACAGTCAGTTCACTGTAGCGATAGATCCAGATACTATCAATGAAGAAATTGTCTTTATCACAGCAGGTCCATCAGGAGATACTTTTACAATAACTAGAGGTAGAGCAGGATCAACTGCTGTAGCACACTCAACAGGTGCAACTATAAAGCACGTTCTAACCTCAGATGATTTAACAGCCTTTGCTGCTGGTATATCACCAGTATCTAGTTTAGGTTTTTCTGGCTCAACATCTGGTACAACTACAGTTCAGGCAACAGCAATAGCTGGTACTAATACTTTAACTCTACCGGCAACTACAAGTGATACTTTGGTAGGTAAAGCAACCACTGATACTTTAACTAACAAGACTTTAACTAGCCCAACAATTAATACAGCAACAATAGCAAGTTCTACTTTATCAGCAGCAACTCTTACAGGAACTTTAACTGCTGGTGGAGGCGTTGGAACAAATGGACAGGTGCTGCAATCAACTAGTACTGGAGTTCAATGGGCAAGCACTAGCACTTATTCAGCCCCAACTATTGGTTCCACATTAATATCATCGGGAACAACAGTAACAACAATTGCTGGATTAACTCTTACCTCTCCAACAATTAATACAGCAACAAATACAAGTTCAATTTTTGTAGCTCCTCAAGAGCGTACAACAGTATCTGCAACTGCTGCTACTGGAACTGTTAACTTTGATGCCTCAACTCAAGGTGTTCTTTACTACACGTCAAATGCCTCAGCTAACTGGACTTTAAATGTAAGAGGTAATTCATCTACTACCTTAAACTCAATCCTTGCCACAGGTGATTCCATTACTGTTGCTTTCTTAGTAACTCAAGGATCAACTGCTTATTATGGCTCAGCTTTAACAATTGATGGTTCATCTGTTACTCCTAAGTATCAGGGTGGAACAGCATTTACCGCAGGTAATGCTTCAAGTATTGATGCTTACACTTATACAATCGTTAAGACAGCTTCAGCAACATTTACCGTATTTGCATCTCAAACTAAATTTGCCTAAGGAGTAATAATGTCACCAATATTAGGTTCTATTGCAGGAGCTTCTGCTAGAGGTTATGGTTTATTTTCAAAATCAAAGCCAAGTGTTACTGGAGGAACTTTATCTTCAGATGCTACTTACTACTATCGTGCATTTACTTCAAATGGGACTCTTGCAGTTACTGGAGGAACCATATCTGCTGATTATATTATTGTAGCAGGTGGTGGCGGTGCTGGTGGCTTTTATGTACCAAATGGAAGTACATATGTAATTGGCGGTGGAGGTGGTGCTGGAGGTTTTAGAGCGTTTACTTCTCAAACAATAAGTGGATCTAATAGCATAGTAATTGGTGCTGGAGGTAATGGAGGATCTACTGATAATTATGGCGGTGGTGGTAATGGAAATTCTAGTAGTGCATTTACATATTCTTCAGCAGGCGGTGGCGGTGGTGGTAGTAATAACACAACTGTCGCAGGTGCCAATGGTGCTGATGGCGGCTCTGGTGGTGGAACTGGTACTTATTGGACTGTTACTTCAGGAGTTATAGTAGTAGAACCATCAAATCCTGGAGCAGGAAATACTCCATCTACATCTCCATCACAAGGAAATAGTGGTGGTAAAGCAGCATCTACTGTAGCCGCCAATGGTGGTGGAGGCGGTATAGGTGGTAGTGGTGCAAATGGAACAGCAGGAAGTGGAACTTCTGCTTACTCTAGTTGGGCATCTGCTACATCAACAGGAAGCACTGGTGGTGTTTACTCAGAGGGCGGATTAGCTTCAGGTCCTGGTACAGCAAATAGTGGTAAAGGTGGAGGACCAAATGGAGTTGATTCCCCTGGTGGTTCTGGCGTTGTAATAATTCGTTACTTGAAAACGGCGGTATAAATATGTCGCATTGGGCTGAAGTAGATAGCAATAATATTGTTCTTCGCGTACTTGTTGGTGATAATAATGACCCAATAGGCGATGAAGGATACCAATGGTTAATAGATAATCTTGGCGGTACTTGGATTAAAACTTCTTATAATAATAATATTCGCAAGAACTATGCAGGCATTGGCTACACATATGACACAGCAAGAGATGCTTTTATCCCACCTAAAACTAACTGTCATTTAGAGGAAACTCTTGATGAGGCAACCTGCCGTTGGGTATGTACAAATGAGAAACACGAGGTAACTATTTAATGGCATACGGCGATGATATTACCGAAGGTATTCCCTATGTACTATCCAACCCTGCTGGTGCCACAAACTATTCAGCTACTGGTGTTAATTATGATATGGCTATTGCCGGCCTGCCATTCTTCATTGCAGCATCTGATGATTCACCTTATCGTAGAGTAACTGCTAAGTATCGTAAAGAGCAGTATGACCAGACCAGAGAAGCTGGTGAGCAATCACTTACTGGTTGGTGGTTCAGATCCCAATCAACATTCCACCTTGGCGCTGGTATTAAATACTTTGAACCAGCACAGGATGAGTCACTTCGTTTCCAGTTTACCGAATCTAAAGGTGTAGATGTCTTTACTAAAGGACAAGTTACTTTATTAAATAGCACTGCTAGTTTTCAAGCAGCAACAACACCTCAATTGATAGGTGTTAATGATGGCACTAATGATTGTATAGTTTTTTCAAGTGGCACTACAATAAACAAGAAGACATCTGCTGGTGCAGATACTGTTTATACCCAAGCAGGTACAGCTTCAACTATCTTTAGCATTACAACTAATGGTAAGCAGTACTTCTTTATCAATGGTACCCACGTTCACAGAGGTAACCTTGCTGGTTCAACTAGCGATACTGAAATCTATAATGCTTCTAGTACTACTCGCGGTACTATTCGCTTTGTTAAGCAACGTCTTATTGCCGCTATTAATAATAAGATATACGAGTTAGATGCTAACAATGCCTCCGGCGCACTACCTGCTGCTTTATTTACCCATCCTAATACATCTTGGGTATGGTCATCAATATCAGAGGGACCTAGTGCTATCTATATATCAGGATATGACCCTAATGGAACATCCTCATCTGTATTTAAAATTGTCTTAGATGTAACAAATTCTAACTCATTAGGTTTCCCAAGCCTTGAAACACCTACAGTTATTATTGATCTGCCAGAGGGTGAGCACATCAACGACTTTGATGTATACCTTGGCACCTATGCAGTCCTTGCAACTAATAAAGGATTTAGAGTAGGCGTATCAGATACTAACGGAAACATCCAGTATGGTCCTTTATTATTTGATCAAGCTGAATGTAACTCAATAGCATTTAGAGATCGCTTTGCCTACCTTTCAACCACTATTGATGGTGAAGCAGGACTAGTAAAGGTAGATCTATCTACAACTGTAACAGCTAACAGCCTAGTATTTCCTTGGGCTTGGGATTTAGTAGCAAGTGGTGTTGCTGCTGCATCTAATCAAGTAGCCTTCTTTGGTAACACAGATAGAGCAGCTTTTACTTCTGGCAATGTTGTCTACGCTGAGTCAACTACTGATAAGGTAACAAGTGGCTACTTACAAACAGGTTTCATACGATACAACACATTAGAGAATAAACTATTTAAACTGCTTAATCCTAGAATAAATACCACAGATGGTGCTATAGATATTAAGTCTGTTGATTATTCAAATACTGAATACAACATAGGTGGTTTTGCTCAAGGTGCTGCAACTACTGAGATAGGTGTTCCCTATCCAAACTCAGCACAAGAGTATCTTGCCTTTAAATTTACTATGTCTAGATCATCAACTGATGCAACTAAGGGTCCATTATTTACTGGATACCAACTGAAGTCTTTACCTGCTGTACCTCGCCAAAGAATAATTCAATACCCTTTATCTTGTTATGACCACGAGAGCGATAATGTAGGTGTTGAGATAGGCTATGAAGGATCAGCCTATGATCGGTTAAGTCAACTAGAAGCGGTAGAGAATGTAGGAGATACCATCAGAGTAGAAGACTTTAGAACTGGTGAGTCCTATATTGGATTGATTGAAGAGCTTGACTTTATAAACAAAACCCCTAGTGATAAAAGATTCTCCGGATACGGTGGAATGTTAATTGCTACTATTAGATTGATATAACAATATGACACCGAATGAATGGGCTGGGCTGGCAGTAGCGGTAACAACATTAGTTGGAGCACTAGCTATAACAGTCAGACACCTTGTAAAGCATTACTTATCCGAACTTCGCCCCAATGGAGGCTCAAGTGTCAAGGATCAGGTCAATAGGTTAGAGGAAAAAGTACAGTTCTTAACAGATCTAGTAAAAGAATCATTAAGTAGATGAGTATAGTAGATATTGCTAAAGCTGAATTAGGTTATAAAGAA